AAAAATAAAAACCGCCAAAACCCTACTAAACAGTGGAATTTTGACGGCTTTTAATTTAGCTGGTGCGGTTGACGGGAGTCGTTTTTGCCACTATATATAGTTTTAAATATATCAAAAACCACAATATATAGTGTGTTTTGATTTTATATCACAAACGATACAACATTCGATATAAATTAGCAGTTATTTTTAGCACGGATTTTCTCTACAAACCTATCGGTTTCTATACTCACTTTATACTTCAAATCCGATACTATGTCAACACTCTCTGCTCTATGTCTGAAGTCGCTGAATATCTTTAACTTTCGCTTTAAAACCAACAACAAACGCTCCATCATCTGATAACCGAACGTTATTCCGCTGTACACCGCAAACAGTATTACTATAAAGCGCAGTATCAACGGCATTATCATTGCCGTTGAGAACTCGCTGAAGTGATATATAAAATCGGGAATATAACACCCTGCTCCTACTATGAACAGGGCTTTCCACATAACCTTTTTCGCCCCTTCGCGTACTCTGTGCAGATGCAAATCGTTATCCTCGCAGTTTTCGTCCACACTCATTGCGCCTGCCGCAAGGTCGGACCACGTTATCTTGTTATAACGCACTCTCGGTCTTTCCAATGCCCATACATCCTGCGGAGACAACAGCAAATAACTTTCGTATTTCGCCTTTCTTTTTTCATTCTTAGTATGGGCAAGCAGTATCTTAAACTTTTTTATATGTGCCTGATACTTAGCCCTAACGTTAAGATTTTGTATATACTGCTCTATCTGCTCATTCTCGCCGTTCTGCATTATCTTTTGATAATGCTCATCCAAGCTTAGTAAACGCGCTGAATAATCTTTATTTCTTCGCTTCAGACTTTCCTCAGTTATATTAGCGGCAGAGAACATTAAAAGTAACGTAGCTACTCCCGTTATAATTTTTATTACCCAATATTTAGCGTCCTTTTGGACTCCGCCCGATATGTCGTCAAGCACAAACAGATTAAACAGCATAAGTGCGAGAGCTACCAATACTATAACTATTACATTTACAACTACTTTCATTGTAGCTTTAGTCTTTCTGTTATCCTCGCTCATTTGTCTATCCTCCTTAGCATATCGTTACGCTGTACACACAGCTTTACGATGTGTGTTCCTATCTTTGCTATAACCGAACCTGCAACCACCGTAAGCAAGGTTATAAGTTGTTCCACAGCCGTTTGAAAAGCGTACAGCACTGTGCAAAGCAAAAGTATTGGAATTAGCGTTACGACGTAATCGAGATTATCCACAAGCTCTGCTTTGCGTGCTACGGCTTTTATAAGCAATTCATTCCCGGGATTTGTTTCAAGGTCTGTCTTCTGCTGTATATATCCCTGTACAAATCTGTCGTATTTCTTTTTGAATATCTGAAAGATAACCGCCGCGAGAACCGCGACGGCTATAAGCGTCCAAAAACAGCCCTTTGATTGTGCTGTCATCGTGTACTGCAACGTATCTTCATAGCAGTAAATTGCATAACCCGAAGTCGGTGCAATTAACACAAGCCATTCCACAACCGTTAAGAGTATGGATTTTGCATTATTCTTCATAATCCACCTCAATACATAAGCTTATGCTCTTTTTTCGCGTCTGCAATTTCCTCTGCTTGCTTTAGCTGTAGCTTCGGCTGTTCTATCTGCGGAATGCTGTCTATTGCTTTGGGAACACTTTCGATAAGCTCCTGCAAACGACCTCTTGCGCCCTGTGACGGTGTTTTCAGCTCACAAAGTACGCTGCCCTGAGCCTTTATAATCTCAAGCACCTTATTCACGGCTTCCGTAAATTCGTTGGTTTTGTTCTCTATTGCCGTGAGCCTCTTATTGGTGGCACGGTCTATCATTCCGTCCGTGTCTATCTGCACGCCGTCCTGTATTGTATACAATATTTTATCCGCCACGCGGCTTACGATATCGCTTTTATCCGTTTCCGTAAGTTTGCTGTACTTCTTGGACTTTACGTTAGCAATAGCGCTTACGATAGCCTTAATGATTATTGTTATAACCGTCGCGCCTACGCCTGTAGACAGAAACGTAATAACATAGTTTAAAATTGTCTGTACTGTTGCTTCATTCATAATTATTCTCCTTTGTCCGTGCCGATGCGCCGACGTGGACTGAGTATTTTTTACGCGCGCATACGCTTTTATCAAAAAGAAAAAGCCGTCCTAATAAGACAGCTCTACGGCTTTAATATAGCAAATATTAAGCCTCGTTCAATGCCCAAAGATTGGCGACCTGTAGCTTCAAATCAGTTGCTATTTCCTCGAGATTATTTATCTTGGCAATAAGCTCCAATATAGTTTGTTCCTTTCTATCAATAGCCTGCTTTAACACCTCTAATTCTGCATAGCATTGAAAACCGCTGTTGCATTCTTTTAAAATTATAGGTTCGATATTCCAAGTCTTTATTGCAACTCCCATAGCAAGCAAAGTAACAACTATATTAAGAACTCCCGCCTTGATTATTTCTTTAGGCATCAGAATATCAACGATATTTGAATAGTGCTTGGTTATTCTTTTGCCGTTATTCTCAAATTCGACGATGATATCCGATAAATGATAATCCGTATTCAGATTTATTACAAAACTATCGTCAGAAATAAAAACAGGCTCTCGTTTGAGTAGCCTGCCGTTTGAGCGTTGTAGCTCGACGTCTATTTTAATCATAACTCGCCTCCTTATTTAAGCCATTCGGGTTTATTAGGCGGTATTAGCGTTTCCGTAACGTTAAGCCAAGAAGAATACCACTCTTGAAACTCTGATTTTTGTGATTCAGTCAAAGTGTTATACCACAAACTGCCACGGTTTATGTACGGAAAACATTCGTATTCCCTTTGTCTGCGCAAGTCGTCGATTATCTGCTCGTCCGAACGCCTTACGATTTCTACGTAATCGTCATACTCGCGTTCAACTAAAATCTCTTCCTCTCCTACTACTATCTCCTCGCCTGTATCGGGGTTTATTTCTTTTACAGGCTTCTTGACATATTCGCGAGGTTCGCGTATTTCGTTCACATCGTAGTCTCGGTGGGTTTGCCACCATTTTGCTATGTTTTCCAATTCGGAAAACGGATATTTTGTGTTTATTTTATATTCCATATAATCCTCCTTAAAAGCCAAAAATTCTTATAAATTTAGTTTGTGTACCCATTTGAAAAATGTTTAATGTGTTATTATTGTATAACCTAACAGAAATAGAGGGATAATTAGCTGCAAGGCCATCAATATTCCAATACTTAGCAAATCCCAAATCCATTGAGTAAATTGAACCATATGCATCCGAGTTGCCAATAACCATATACAGATTTTTATATTTACTGAAAGGTCCATTGATTATTGATACATTACCAGTAGTAGGATTGTTTGAGCTATATAACAACGTTGGGACAATAGTAGTTGCATAAAGATTTTTCCAACGCTGTCCTTCCTTACCCAAGTCTGTCGTATTATTTTCATAAGGTCTGAAATATTTAGTTCCATCATTGTTAATCGCAACTTCGACTCCTGCTTGTCTTAATGTACCGTCTACACTGCTCCTAACGCTCATTTGGGTAGCTTTATATTCTGGCGCATTCATAAATCGGAAATTTGATACATAATCGTTATTTTTATCAAAAATCTCCAACCCATTGTACTGATTGGCAGCGGGGGCTGCGCTTATATCAAGCCTATCATCGCACATACGTACCCACTTATTTAAATTTGGGCTATACATACTCAGCGCCCCACTATCCAATCTTATTACGCCTCTATTACCAATAGTGTTACAATTAGGACTGAAAAGTATATTTGAGTCAGATGATATATAAAAATTTTCTCCTGCACGATCATACTGCTCCCCTGTCTTTAGATTTCCTGCTCGCAACTCATTATTCAAATTATGAGGAGACTCACCTGAACCTACAAACGTATTTCCGCGCCCTTCAACAAATAATTCACACCCATAATTGCCGCTATCTCCGTCATCCTTTGCCCAAACAACCTGTTGATTATTAACGCCGTCATTTACATAAACTCCATCGGCATTGAGATTAAGCCTACCTGTCATTGTTCCGCCTGATTTCTCAAGATACGATGTCTTTACATAGGTTTTAAAAGGATTAAATGCACCGAGTGAGGTTGGATTTTCTTCAGCTGCAAGAAAGCCTGTGTATTGCTCAAAATCGTTTATATCGCCGCTTCTGTTAGAATAGTTTATTACTTGAAATATCTTAGCATCATCTCCTCCATAACCTACTTTCCAGTATATTTCAAAATAGTTTCTATCTGCTTGATATGCTTTATTATTGTAATTTATATACAACCTTATATCCGGTTCTTCGTTACCAAACAATCTTTCAATTTCAAACAACGGAGTATTAGCACCCCTCATTTGATAAGTTACTCTGTATCCGACTGAACCTATCTTAATATTGTTGGCGTTCTTGTCTGAGACAAAGATTACCATACTGATAGTGTCCCATTCGTATGTCGCTATGCCGCTTTTAAATACTTTTATATAAGAATCAACAGTCTGCGACTGTGCTGTAAAAAATGTATCTCTTGCCACAGAACCTATATCGTATGATTTGAGATTGACCTTTCCTTGACGATAGTCCGATTCCGCATTGCCTTTCACACCTGTTACAGAACCTGAAACATCTCCTGGCTCGCCCTTGAGATTGTGAAATGACAAATTGATTTCGGGAGCTTCGGGTGTGCCGCTCTCTGTGACTGTAACAGATGGAGTACCAACAGTATTGTCTACAGTAGCATTGACTGTAATATCAGGAGTGTTACCAATTTCTCCCTTTATGCTTGTATAATACCTTACTGTAATAATATTGCCATTGAGCGGAGTATTCCCTGCCAAAGCACGGAACATATTACCGCTTGTATCTATGAGCATATCAAACTCTTTAATCTGTCCATATCTACCAGCAGGTATCTCCACATCCGAAGCAGGTATTTTAGTAGTGGTTGAATCATACACCTGTTTTAATGCAAAAACACCCGCACCATCCAAACCGTCCTGTCCTGACGTTCCTTTATCTCCTTTAGGAATTTTAAATTTAAATGCAAAATTCTTACTCGTATTAGGTCCGCTTGTGGTCACATCTGCTTCTGCAAATGAACCTGCTGAAATAGTTTCTGCTTCCGCCGTAACCCTATTAAACCCCGCAGGTTCTCCGGTCGGCAAAGTAAAATTCATATTGAGGTCATAGCCATTAGGTAAACTCTTGTTTACGATTTCTGCCGTTACTCTCGGTTGTGTCCCCGGTTCTCCCGCTTGTGCAGTTATCGTTCCAATCTGAAAGTTTTCAAGTTTTTCCACTATTCCAGGATTAACCGCTGCATATGCCTCAAGCAAATTAAGTATCTGCTCCAGTTCGCTTTCCGTAGCACTGGACGGCAATTCAGGTAACGCCGAATATTCAACATCAAAGGTATTTGTGTAACTTGTCAAATTATTCCCTTTGGGGTTTTCTTCCGTTATGCCTGTTACAGCATTAAACGATACACCTACAGTTCCCTGCATTTCCGTGACATTGTATGACAAGTTGAGTTCCCATAAATGCATCGACACCGCTGAACTATCTTCCAATTTATACGCACCCTTATAAGCCATAGGCAAATATCCAACCGTTAGCCCATTAGGAAGCGTAAACGCGACATCAACGCGCGACTGTCCCGGAGCAATGCCTGTTATCGCAATTACTTTAGATGCATTGTTCGAGCCTTGATAAATGTGGTCCGTGTCCTGTCGGGTACACGTTCCGTTTAAGTTAAGAAAAAATATCATTTTGCTTCTCCTTTTTTGATTTTTTGTATATAAAAAGCACCCACGTTTGTGAGTGCTTGTATTTTAAGCTGTCTTTGTATTCTGCTCTCGCTCTGCGATTTCCGCCGAAGCTCTTTGAACAATGTCGTTTAACTTCTTCTCGTCGTCAAAGTATTCTATCGGCAAGTCCAAGTGATAACGGTTTTTATCAAAGTCATAACAGAGATACGGTGCTTCAAGTCCTTTTATATACTTAATCTCTATCATATCACGCCACCTCCTCAATCAATTTCTGCAAGACAGGCACGACGGATATGTAATAGCGGAATGTTTGGCATTGATGCGCGCTGTACGGAGATTTATCCCAAACAGTTTCGCCGTATTCCGCAGTCTTTAAGCCGTAGCGGTTTGCGAGCTTGCCCACCATATTTGCCGAGATACCCAACATCTCACCGATTTGCCCTGCCGTGTACGTCGTATGCTCTGCTTTCGGAAGCGGTAACAGCTCTTGACCTGTGAGCATTAAAGTTATGTGGCTGTGCAGAACTTGCTTGTAACTCTCTACACCGCATTTCTCGCTTACTCTGAAAAGCAACTGCGCTTTGCGGACTTTGATGTTCTCCTCGCGTGTTGCAAGCATACGCGCTTTGTCCTCTGCGGTCTTCTTCACGGTGTACGTTCCTGTCTTGCGAAGTGTGGGAAGAACTTCCGAAGTTATCCATTTGCGGAACTGCTTAGCCTGCGGTTTGTCCGAACGGAGGATGACGGCGTAAAGTCCGCTTTCTGTAATAATCGTCATATTTTGCTTTCCACCAGGGGTATGAATTAAACTCACCCCCTTTTCGTCGCTATCTAACCTATCCGCAACTTTTTTTGGTGTAGTTAATCCCAATACTTTACACACGTCCGCCAGTACAAAGTAAGGTTGATTGTTTACTTGAAGTGTGCGCACTTCGTTTTGCTCAAAATTGAATACTTGAATTTCTTTCATTGCCAAATCTCCTATTAGTTTATTGTTGATTTGACAAACATCATCGTCTATGGTACACTTTATTAAGACAATTCAGTTTGTCGGATTGTAGAGTGCTTTGCAACTTTGGCGAGGGGCAAGCGCTCTATTTTTTTAATTCTTGATAAACTTTGTCAACTCCCATTCGGATAATTTCATTGCCCGTTTTTCCTGTCTCCTTAATGCAATAATCAAGTTTCTCAATATCGGAGTCGGACAAACGAACATTTTTTGTTCTATCCTTTGGGTCCTGTGTCGGTCTACCCATCTTTTTTTGTACCATTGTTACCTCCTGCTAAGTTTTGGATATTCATATATTAACATTTGAATATTCATAAGTCAAGGGATTTTTGTAAATTTGTTTGCTTCAATTTCAGACTTTACTAATTTAATGCCTTTTCTTACAATCTCGGATTTGGTCGTATCTAAACTTTTTGCACAAAAGTCTAAATCCTCTATAGTCTTATCATCTAACCTAACCCGAAACATTGTATCTTTTGCATTTTCCATTTTAGGTCGTCCAGTTCTCGGTGACATATTTTCACCTCCTTTTATTGTCGCTACAATAAATATAATATAGTCGCCACAAAAAGTCAAGAGGTTTTTTAAGATTTTCTTAAAAAATAAGACGGCGATTGCCATCTTATTTTGTATTAGTATTTGAAATATCATTACGCTGATTTCTTAAAATACTTCTCAGCGTTAGATTGGGACATTTCTGATTTACGTATAGGATATAAATTATATTCTATTAAAGCATCCTCTAATTTCGAAGAATAATTATTATCATCATTCATAAATACATAAAACTTTCCATCTTCGCAATAGTGTTTTCTTTGTGGAATAGTATCTTGCCAACTGAAAATCATATTTGAAACATTAGATTTGGTCGGTTTGTTCAAAGCATTACAAAATCTTTCAGAAAAATGATTATCACCAGGTAAGACAAAATCATAAGTGTGTATAAAACCTGATTTACCTATGACACTCATATTTTTCATATTAGATACTTGATAGGATTTAAAGTATTCTTCAACATCTTCCGTAAACATAGAGGCTACTCTACTTTGTGAAGTAAATCCAATATCTCCAATTTTAAGAATTGCTTGAAGTAGCGCGTGCTTTTTTTGCGCAAAATCTCTTATTTTGCATTCAATAGTTAATTCATTATCCTCAACTTCTACCCCATATCCTGCGGCAACAGAATAAATTAATTGTCTTCTTGTTTGGGTTAATTTTATTCCTCCATCTAATAGCGTAGAAATTGTAGCGCCATCATCTGACAATTTAATTTTCTCCCCTTGTATATCATCTACATATATCTGAATACAATCATTATTATCATCCAGAAATGGAGTAGTTATTTCATATCCTTTCTCTATTTGACGATATGATATATTTTGCCGTAAGAACTCTATATACTCTTCAATCATTGATTTTATATCCATTATCACAACTCCTCAATATGCTTTTGAAAACTGACTTTTGGCTTGTCTACTACATTAAATCTATCTAAAAATTCATAAAATATGCTGTCTATTTCTGGATTTTCGATATCAAACGGCATCGCATATTTTATTTCATATCCTTCTCTATAAATATGTAAATGAGCTCCTTTTATTTTTTCTCCATCAGGATTGGTGTGTAAAGGCGGATTACCTGCATCTAATCTCATAAGCTTCACGTTACCTTTTTTATACAAAGCATTTATTGAAAATTTATTTTCTCGTTTTGCAGAATTATTTATAGTTATCATAAATTTATCAGTTTTATTGCATTTGCTTATTACATCAAAATCACAACGTTTCCCCCTGTTTGGGAAATCAATTATTTCATTTACACACAATTTTAACATTTGTAATAACTCATCGGCTTCCTTTTGTGTCAATACAATCATCTAATCCCTCGTATATTTATACTTTTTTGTAGTATACAATGATTAGATACACTTAATCAAGTACTATTTTATATTGTAGTATGTTTTATGTCCCAAAATTGCCCCATTATGCCAAATAACTTTTTTATTGCAATCTCCGACTTATGTTATATAATACCAGTAGAGGTATTGTTATGAAACTTGGCTACACAGATTTTATCAACAAGCATAAGACTATATTTTTGATAGGATTTTTCTTATCAGTATTAGTTGTTTTTATTCCTCCTGTATTTTTTAATGAAGTAATATTTGATAGTAATTTGGCAATGCAATATTCTATTTATAGTTACTCAGTTAGTCCCATTTTGTTGCTTGCTAACATTAATAAATCCTATCAATCACATAAAATTTTTATAGATTCATTAACATATAAAGAATTTATTAACAATATTTTTATACCACATTTCGTTTGGAATTTAATCGTTTCAATCATTTTCTGGTTCACAATAATCACTTTCCTAGTTTTATTAATAAAGTATTTCAAGCACAAGAAGTTTTGCAAGATATTGCTTGAATTACCGCTTGCTTTATACATTGTGTATACAATTATTATATGTGCGATAGGCGCAAGTGTCCCCTTCATTGGCTTTTATCTCGCAATAATCCTTGAAGTGCTTGTTATACTCTACTGTGTAGGTTTCCAACACTTCCCAAAACCTCAACCTCGCAAGCCTCGCGAACGCAAACTAACTGATAAAGAACGAATTGCAAACCTTGAACAACGAATAGCTGAATTAGAGGAAAAGGACGCTGATTAAGCGTCCTTTTCATTTATTCACATTACTCATTAGACTTCATAGTAAAATAGATAGACGGAGGTAACTCATTTGGTAAAATATTTACATTCTCTCCTATAACCAGTTTACCTATCTTGCTCTTAGAATTTTCCGTTTCTATTATTGCCCAAGCACTATATGTATCGTTTATAGTAGGCGGTTTCCTGAAGAATAACACTTTAGCACCGACTACAAGCGTAGGGTCTTTACTTGGATGAGGGATTGCAACCGTGTCAATATATAAAGCATTTGGACTTGACAAATCTATTACCGCATCAAGCATATTTAACTTATTTTTAAACAAATACAATAAGCACTGAGTTTTGGAATTTTTATAATCCGTTACATAAGCATTGGATTGAGTCAATCCCGCACCTAAAACTATGCTATCTCTAGTTGCTACAAAATGCATTTGATATACTACCGTAAGAGCTTCCCTGCTGTCTTTCTGTACTATTAGCGGCTTATTTCCCGTACTTATAAGCATATTAACTGACGTCGGTAGCTTACCATTATATGAAGGATATAAGTTTGCATTTCCTTCCGGCTCCTGGTCCGCAGCTGTTGGCTCCCAAAGATTATTATACATTGATACACTCATTGTTTCCATTTCTCCAAGTCCGTCTGCATAAGGTACTAAACGCTGTACACCTTTATATTTACTATTAACCTTAAACACATTACTATTCTGAAAACCTGCGCCGTAATTATCATACATCGAGAAGGTAAATGCTAAGCTATTGCCAAATCCAAATGCCATTACAGGAAGCACTACAGGATTACCTATATCATTGCCGTCTTTGTCTTTTCCCGTTACATATGCAATACGAACCCTATAATTGGAATTTCTGTTAATTGTGCCTTTTATTAATTGTTCAATTCCCCTTAACATCGGATAACCGCTTTTTCCATCTTCATCGCCCACATAACAGTTTTCACTGTAATTTATAAATCTTTCAACGCTCTGCTTTTCGGAAATGTCATACATACGCGCGTTTGAGTTAAGACCGACATACTGACTTAACATATTAAAGTCCTTAGTAAGTGTTAGCGTAGCACGTATACGCGTGATGTCGTATTCTGCATCTATTCGAGCAATGTACATTCCATCAAGCTTCTGTCCGCATTTAGGCAGTTGTGCGTAGTCATAGAAGTCGTAAGTGCGCTGCTCAACCTCATTACCGAGCCTTGCGATTGCGCCTTTCATCTTATCACCATAAAAAGAGCTTTCAACCATATTTCCGCCCTGATTGTATACAAGCGAATTATCCCACCCTGCATTATTATTTGCTCCACCAACATTTCCATATGGCTTACGTTGCAACACACGACTAGTTACAATTGGTATATATGTGACACGGAAAGCAAGTTTATGAATTTCTGTAGTACTAATCTTTTTCTTTGTGACAGCTTGGATAATATTGATTATTGCAGGACTGGCTAAATTTTGCTCAGTTGAAGTTGAATATTGCAATTTAGTCTGCAAGCCAGTAATTTTATTATCACCCTGTGCATATCTGAGTGCAAAAGCTTTGCTGTACGGATATGCTGTTCCGCTGTAACTACTAAGCACGTCATACTCCGAGCTTTCATAAACATACGCCGTAATATCGCCTACTGGCTCGCTACGTCCGTCTATATATCCGCACTCAAGCTTGACTATCTGATTGATTGGCAAAGATGTACGAATAATAGCCGTATCTGCATCTATAATAACTTCTGCATTTTCTGCCCTTACAGTTATGTAGTCATTGCCAAGCTCAGTTATAGCCCCCGATACTCTATCCTGAGTGTTTAAAAGGTTTTGTGCAGGGCTGTCTAACGTAGAGCAGAAATCATTTATGTTCTGCACCTTGTCACAATAGACTTGCTTTGGGAAATCTGTCATATCTATCTCGTCATTTCCACCAAGTTCGTCAAAGGTTACAACTTGCTTCTCCTCGCCTGTTTTCTCATCCACTTTAGTATCCAACCGAGGAATAGCGTGTATGTATCCACCTACAGTCAACAATGCCTCAAACAGTGTTTGACGCGTAAAAGAAAACTCAGGCGCAATCACATCTCGGTATTTGTTTGCAAAAGCTTCATCAAGTTCAAACTTTTGTTTTTCTATGCCCTGTCTACGCGTTACACCTGCCGAAAGTAAGCGTTCGCATACAGAAGTAATTGTGTGATCTGTTCGAGGTGTAACGTGTTCAAATATGCCTATGCTAAATAAATATGAATAGCTATATCTATATGTTGTATGGAATACACCATTTTCATATTCAGAACGAGTATATGTACCTCTATATTCTATTTGATACGTCCCGACTTCATTAAATGTAATTCTATGTTTTTGAGTTGAACTGCCAAGTTCTATACTCTCATCCAATGGGGACTTTACCAACAATGTAGGATTTTCCAACTCATACCTAACGAGTGGAAGCACTCCTATGTTTATATCTTTTGGCAAACTTAATAATTCATCAAAAGTCGGCAATGTAAGTGTATAACCCTGCTGATATGGCGAAAAAATTTGTACTGAATCTTTTATGGTCAAATTATTAGGACTTTCACCACTACTTGTTAATATCCCACTTACAGCATTAAACCCACCTTCATAATCCTTACTCAGATAATTTGTACTCATCATACTGTCGCAAATGTAGCGTTCAAGTAACTTGGTTTCCTCAAGGGTTTGGATATTCCAATCCCAAAGCGTGGGAGAGCTTGACGAATAAGTGCGCCTTGTACGCTTGGTATTGCCTACCACTCGGATTATCTGCCCTACCTGTTTGTAATTGCCTTTTTCGTCGCTTTCGGATATTGTTATGCGTATCCTTGAAAACGGCGGTATAGCCTCACTGCGCGTAGTGCAGGATAGATTGATGCAACCCTCGTCGAGCGTGTCGTCGAGCGTTGTGCCATCTGTGAACGGTCTTGCCCAGCTTTTGAGCGGTTCCCATTCGGTGCTGTTTGGTTTTCTTAACTCAATCGTGTATTTAAACATAATCAAGTCTCCTTTTCTATTTATTTTTTGTATATAAAAAGCACTCTCGCTTGAGAGTGCTGAATTTTTAGTAATGTAACGTATCTTGTATTATTTATACTAATTATGTGAACAGCTATCTACAAGCTTATTCACGTTAATAATTGGAAGTTGAATGGGACTTAAACCTGGCTGTGCAGTTATTAATGCGACTTGACTTCTAATATAAGGAAACATAATTGCGACAGTATTAATTCTTTCTAAAATTTCTCTATTTTCAGTAGTAAGAGATGAATCTTCTATACTAAAGATACCAATCGTAACTAATTTAAGCTCTAATTGACTATTTTCAGCAGTAATATGCGTAGTAATCGCTACCCTTACTAATTTTTCATCTTCAAAATTACGTTCATATTTTAGAGAATAGTCTATGTTTAAATTCACTTCTCCTACCATATTTTTATTTTGTAAAAAACTAATCTCAGAAAAGTAAATATCGCGCATTTGCATTATACTTTTATTTTCATTGTTATCCATATGCATCTCCTTTTATGCTGCCAAAAGCGTACCTGCTGTATCAATCCCAACAGATTCAACATAATTATTATATAATAAGCAATCCGCATCTTCTTTTTCAGTTGTTTTAGACAATAAAATACTCGTATTGCAAGACAATGCTTCTTCGCTCAATTTTAATCGTTCAATGACCTCATCATAAATCATTTGAAGATTACACCAAAATTTTGCATTAAAAGAAAATACCTTTTCCAATTTAATTGCCGTTTTCATTGTAATAGGTCTTTTGCCCTTAATAATTTCGTTTATTATAGTTTTATTCAGTCCAGTTTTCCTTGCAACTTCTCGTTGAGTAATATTTCCATCCTCAAGGTACTCTTGCAAGATTTCTCCGGGATGTACCGCGTAATTCAAACTAATCCAAGTATTTTCCATTTAAACACCTCCAAAATCACTTTACATCCTATTACTTAATAATTGTGCTTATTTATGTCTATTATTTTTATTTCGTTCATATTCGCATAGTCGTCTTTTATGTTTGTATTTGTGCACTCAAATATCATTCTATATCCTTCATTATATTTAATCCTTATGGACATTTGATACTGTCTTTGCCCATGTAATTTCTCTAAATGATACTTAAGATTTTCTGGCAACATAAAAAATGCAAGATTATCTGCCGCAATCATTTTAGGTATCAGTAATCGTAACCTTTTAGCAATTTCATTTGGCAGATTTCTCCTTGCATACACTTCGTCAGTACAAATCTTTTCTACATGTTCGGTTTTGTAGGCAATTTTCAAAGTGGTTGCTTCCTATGTATTGTTCACTACATTTGTGAATTTTATTCTATCTTAAAGCCTAAATTCTCAAATGTCAAGAGATTAACAGGTTTTTATACATATAAAATAAGATATGCTTTTAATTTATGACTAATTAACTTTATTTTTTGATTGTCGGATTTTGACTACTTTTGTCGAATAGAAAAAATCTTGCCTAAAAGTGTTGCATTAGATAATTATATGCCGTATTATGGCAACACAAGGCTTGCTAAACACAACTTAGGTTTTCCAGTATTACTCCTATGCAAGCTAAAAGGATGCAGTTTTGCATCCTTTCATATTTTATTGACATATTTTAGAACGCACTGTATAATAATATCATAATAAACACCGTTTTGATTCAATGACCTACGGGCTTGATTACAGCGTAAAGTCGCTGGGCGGTGTTTTATTTTTTACTCGTTATCGCATAGATATGCCATTGATTATCAAATTTATGCTTACCTACATTAAGCCAAATTCCGCTCTTTTCGCCTTTATACCTAATGTTAGTAGAATAATAACGAAAGGAAATAAACTTATTATGCTCAACCTCATCAACCTGTTTCTCAAACCTCGCGCGTTTTATCAGACTTTCAAAATCTGACAGTTCTGCTACACGTTTATCATCCGTGGCGCTGGAAAGTTTAGAGGCATCAGGTTTTGATACCTTTGCTCTTATTCCATCAGACAATTCAAATGTTCGTCCTGCAAAATTCTTCGCTATGTAATCACGAATTACTCTATTCTTATTCTCATCGCTACTTGCTATAAGTCTTGCAAGCTCGTTATCGTCGCTCAGTTCTACAACCTCATACTTCTGCGCTTCCTCAACCCTTGCCTTTAATGCCTGATAACTTGTATTACGGTCGTACGGAACGCCTATCTTATCGGCAAGCTCAAATACTCGTTTTGCTTCCCCTCCGCCTTTATCAGTAAACTTGCCATCTCCGTCGCGGGGATGCTTGCTTTCTTCAAACTGCATAACTATCACCTTTCCTCTCTGCTTCGATTAAAACTTGCACCAGCGCGCTCACGTAGCAGACGACGATTGATATTTTCAACGCTCCTATCATAGCTTGACTGCTCTGCTTCGCGAGCATAGGACACTGCGATACCCGCCATAGCAAGCAATCCGCCAACAGGTCCGCCTGCGGCAAATGCCATTGCGGTTCCCCCGACTTGACCTATTATCTTCATAACTGCATTTGCTTTATCCTGCGCTATCTGACTGCCTGTATTGCGTCCTATTAAACTAACTTGCCAGTCGAACGTCTGTTTAACGAGATTTGCGCCCGGTATAGCCTTTGCAAAGGAATTAACCCCAACAAGCAACGAACCGAAAGAATTGTTATTATCTGCCGGATTATCCTCCTTTGGAGCGCTGAAGGGCGATTGATATCCATCCTCATCTTTTGCTGAATTGAAATTTACATCTATTGTATAATTCGCCATTATTTCGTCCTCCTTGCTATAGTCAGCGTTACTGAAAGCGTTATGCCCTTTCCTGCGGTCATTGTCTGCGTTATTTCTTGCGTACAAACATTAACCGAAACACGGTCGCCATTGTTTGTGACCGTTCCGTTTACTACAGGTCTGTCATCATAAACGAGCGTGTATGTCTTGCCGAGATTTCCTGTAAGCATATCGCGCTTAAGCAAACTGCTTACATCTCCACGCTTAAGAGGCATAACAATCCTGAAAGTCAATCCCTGCTGTGTTATTGCAGTCTGCATTTCCTCACTTCCGTCAACGTTACTTACATCGCCCGTACGAGTGCGTACAATAGCCCCGTCCATAAGTACTACGGGAGTTCCATCAAGAGTTATAGTCACGTCGTTTGCAAGCACACCGTTTTCAATAAACTGCCACGATACCTGCATAGTCACAGGCACGGCTTTCCCTATTTCACCGTAATAGTCCTCGCTTCCAACCATAGGAGTAGACACGCTGAGCGCATAGGAGAATGATTTGCCGTCTTCGTCGGATATAGTTTCGGTCAAGCCTGCGCATCTCTGCACAAACGCATTGAGTGACTTCATAGCGTAATCAATACCGCCTGAGCGCTTTCCTATCAACCTTCTTGCCGCCATATTTACGGGAATAACCACAGTAAGCGATTGCATAAGCAATATGCTATTTAAGCCTGCAAGGGGTACGGGAGTACTGCTTTGCTCTATCAATACGCCGTTAAGCACATTGGTAGGCAACCGCTTTTGCGAGCCGTCTATTTCGGCAATATACTCGCCCTCGTTACTATGAATGAAAAACGAGTACTCTCTGCCGTTTAGGGTGAGCGGGTACTCGTTTAGCTTGTCCGTGAGCATTGCTGCCAGTTTTTCAGTCGTTATCATAATTATTCTCCTCTTTTTAATGTGCCGCGCAATTGCGTGGATATATACATCGCAACTCTGTCGGAAGCTTTTTGAAACCAACCCTGATTGGGATTTTTCCAAGTACGCATACGCTCTATAATCCCACCTTTTTTAAAATTACCCATCTTTATCGTTTTTTGCTCCCAGGGTTCCTCCGTATATTTCATATAGGGCGCGATATTTTCGTCAATATACAAACGCCATTTCCCTTCGCCCAAGCTTTCAATATTAGTTGCGTTATATCTTAGGTTGCCCGTTTTTATTGGTGTAAGACTTCTTAAATAATTCAACGCACCGTACATTATCTGTGCCTGTCTTGCTTCGCTTATCATTTTCTTCACCTCTTTGCTAATATAAAAACGCCCTCATATGAGGGCATTCATTGCACTTGACATATTTTTAGCCGATGTGTATAATAATATTGTAAGTAGCAACCATTGAGCATTGTGCGCGTTTGGCTCATAACCAAAAACGGCTTGGACGTAAGCGCAGGGGCAACGGTTGCTATTTTTATTTATTTATATACATTGTTTTAAGGCTTAGCGAGCGATTTCCCTCCGCGTAATATGTAACTGCAACTATCTTATTGCCGATTCGCTTCGAGAAAACCAGGCTCCTACCCTTATTGCCAAACTCTACCTCATCAAAAGCAGTTACTATATGGCTGAATCTTTTAATATCACTATCTTGAATTTTATATTGCTCACTTTCGTGTGACAATTCACCGTGTCGATTAAATGCGTGTAAAATATCATCTGCTCGTAATTCTACATTATAGTTTTCCAAATCGACGTTTACTGCTTTTTTAATTCGCTGTGAAGTAATAGAGTCTATTTTACCTAGCAATAGTTTTTTACCCTTTACTGCTTGCTCATTATTCCTTGCCTGTTGTATAAAGCGACTTATTTCTTCCTCGCTTTGGGGAATAATAATTTTAGAACTTGACAACAAATTTTGCTTTTCTTTCTCCGTATACGGAATAAGACTTTTGCTCCCCTGCGCTTCCTCAACCTTTGCCTTCAGTGCTTGGTAACTTGTATTACGGTCATAATGTACTCCGAGTTCGTCCGCAAGCTCAAACACGCGCTTAGCCTCTCCGCCGCCCTTATCCGTGAACTTGCCGTCACCGTCGCGAGGGTGTTTGTCTTCATCAAACATAATCGTTTTCTCCTTTCATCTTGCTTGCGTCCCCTTCTTCCTTAGTGCAACCACACGCAATGTCGTTATCGCATTTTTGAGAACGTCGCCATATACCCCCGCCTGCGGAGATATACCGCTCAGGTCGTACTCGATTTCCTCGATATACCACATCATTCCCATAAACTCTATTTGGTCGTCCTGTTGGAAATCGAAATGCGCTGAAGTTCTTAACACAGTACCGCCTGTATTGACAATAAGGTTTTGCGCCGTCTGCGATTTACTTCTGTTATAAGCGCCCAATATTTCGACATAAAATGTCTGATAAGCAGGGCCTGTCAATTTGGAACGGTTTTCTTTGTCGTCTAACAGTTCCGGCACGCCTGCTCTATACCATTTGGCGGGGAATATCTCTGCTGAGTTCTTTTTAAGCTCCAACATATCAATACCCCTTTCTATAAAGCCCGCACGGCACGCCAGGTAGCGGTAATACGGTTTTAAGTGCAAAGCCTAAGCCGAATATATCCTGTTGACAGATGTCCTCTACACGCTTTGCAACGCGCATACTGCCTCGCAAATCGTTCTTTTTGAGTGTGCTGTTCTTGCTGATATTCACACCGCTGAAATCCTGTATGAAGTTGTTTTCAAGCACATAATCAACTTGCTCTATCAACATTTCCTGAATGTATTGTCTGCACTGCGGACACGTTGCAAGAAGGTATTCAATATATTGTGAATTCCAACTGCCTTCATAGATATAGTCATATACAGTATTTGTAACTTTTTTCAGAAACCTCTCTGCTCTGCGCTGTCTTGCATTAGGTTCAAATTGATTGAACTGCGTTTCGAGATTTACTCCCAACAGCTCGAATACGCCCTCTTTAGTGAGAACGTATCTGTGGAGCGAATAGTCATAACGCATATTGCTGTCATCATATGGATATCTCATAATTTACCTCGCTTATCCGCTGCCGAGTTGCACGGCTTTACTACTGCGGATATGAAAAAGGCAAGCCCGTAAGCCTGCCTTTTGACGTTATTTTGCCGCCGTAATCGTATACGTTTCGGTCATTATACCGCTCGGCGCCATTCCGTTCTTGATAGCTATTGCTTTCAAGGTAATTGTTGCGCTTACGGATATTGCCGCTGCGTACTTTGTGCCGCCGCCAACCGTAGGCTCGCTACCGTCGGTAGTATAATAAATTTCGGCGTCGGGAGTTGCGCTTGTCAGCGTTACGCTCTGCTCGCCCGTATAAGAACCGCCTTTAACGCTTGCCACGGGAGTATCAACCGTGCTTAAACCGCTGCGCCAGTTATCACCGCTCGGGGACTGTCCCTGCGCTATCTGCTGCATACCTACAATCGTTTTACCGTCGGGACCGTAAATGGGAACGGCAATCATATGATTGTCATTGTCGCTTGCAAGGTCTGCGGGCGCTACGGGATAAACGCGAGTATCCGCATTGAAGCCCAAAGCCGTAAGGTTGTCGTTGTTAAACGTTCCCTCCGCAATGAGAATAGCTTTCCTGAACATCTCGTGTCCCCAGATGTTGATAGGTCTTGCCATAATTCCGCGAGGATACGGATGTGCCGAATCCTGAAGCTTTACCCCGAAGTCAACAGCACGACCGAGCGCAAGCGAATCCGCAGACAATGCGATTGCAACAACGCTCTTTAGCGCGCCTTTTGCAAGTCCCATATAGCGTTCCGCCCAGGTCCAGAGCTGGTCAGGCATTACAACAAAGTGCAAGCCTCCGAATTCTCCGATATATCCCGAACCTACATATCTGCGGTCGGAAAGATTTTCAGAAAGATTGTAGTCGCGCAGCATTCTCTGTGCAAGGTCGGAACCGTTGAGAATTACGCCGCTTTGCTTATTGAAAATACCGTAACCGAAGCTTGCGCGACATATCACGCACCTGCCCTCTGTAGGGAACGTGAGCGCGCCTGTAATCGGGTCGCCGTCTGTGAATATCGTGTTGAGCTGTGCAATCAGATTTGCGTACGCATTATCCTGCGATTTGTCAAAGTCTGAAACGATATTATCCGCGCCGTTGAGCGAGCGATAAATATTATAAAGCAGGACTTCCGCCGTAGTCGACGCTGTTCTGTCCTGCGCAACGCTCTTGCCGTAGCCCGCAATTTTACGCGACATAAGGTCAAGCGGAATGTATGCCTTTGCTATATCGGGGAAAACGATATCCTGGTCGTTGATTTGATTGTTGTAAATTATAAACTCGTCCGTCGATGGGAGAATCGGTGCGTTTTTATTGAATATACCGTCATTGCCGGGCGTTCCCTTTCTTCCGCCGTAAGTCAACGTACGCGACGACGGATGGAAAGGCATTTCAAGCGGAACGCGCACCGCGCCTCCTGCCGCCGTATCATCCGTGTATTTAACCGTACAGTTAAGACCGTTTTGGTATACCTCGTTAAGATAGATTGCTTCTGCGATTGCACGTGAAAGCTCCACGCCAATCATTTGTCCGTCGAGATAAAATCTGCCGTATCTGTCAGTTTCCGTCCCTCCGTTTGACATAAGGACATTTTTGATTATACCCTCGACTTTTCCGTATGATGTTACATTTGTGTTTGCCATTTTTTCTTACCTCCTATGGCGTATTTTTAATTTAAATAACGATTGCGGATTTCATCGAGTCTCTTGGCTTCGCTGTCCTCCACAACCTGGGACTTGCTTCCCGCTTCGGCATTTGCCTTTTTAAGCTCCGCGATTTCTGCCTGAAGTTCTTTTATCGCATTCTCGTGAGCAAGATATCTATCTTCACCCTGCGCTTCGTCCACGCGGTCTTTTGCGCTTTGAGAATCCTCATCGTCCTCGTTCTTTTCCTGCATCGCCACGCTTTCGTCAATCCTGTCCTTTTCGGTCTGCTCGTCGTGTCCCTTCTCCTCGATATGCTCCTCAGCTTTCTCGATTTGTTCGGAAGTGTCCTCTTGTTTTGCTACACCTTTGCGAATCTGTTCTTTTTCCTCGTCGCCCAATTCGCTGAAGCGAGCAAGGATTTCTTCGACTTTCGTCATTGCCGGTTGTTCCTCCTGTTTGTTTATTTTTTTTGTAAAAAATTGCTTGAACATTGCAATTCCCTCCTTTAATTAAAAAGCCCCGCCTATTCGGTAGGGTTTGGTTTACGGTTTTACCTGTATTCGCGACGGATACCACGCGATTTCGTTGTCTTTGCAAAACTGAATATACTCTTTTTTCTTTTCAGCGGCAGCGCGATAATACTTTGATGCAATTACTTTGTTAATGTCTTTATAGGAATAGTAATGCTCCCGCAATTTATATGTTTCTCTTTCAAGCCGCCTTTGCTCTTTCTCAATCTCTCGGGCTTTTTCGACTTCGGAATCGTCAAACGTTTCGGGTGTAACGCCTTTAGGCTCATACGGTATTGTATAATGCCTGCAATTAAATCCGGTAAGCGTTCCGTTTTTGTATGAGCGTCCCTTTTTTGTTGTGGAATAACGGTCGGTAGCCATTTCAAGAGGCACATAGCTATGCCCGTCCTCTGTTGTACCGCTTGAGCCATCCGTGCTGTACAATCTGCCTTGATAAGCTTGACATCGCTCTGAGCAGTTTACGTGAGAACTTATCCAAACAAGCTTTGCGCCGCTTGCCTTAAGTCTGTCGAGATTATCCTGCTGCCAACGGTGACGCACGTATAGCTCGCTCTTCAAACGCAATCCAAGTCCGTCGCTATCCTTTGCCACATCGTTTGCTAGCATACGGCAAGTGCTGTTGACGCGCTCCATATAAGTGTTCATATATTCGTTTAACGGCAACCCCCAACGACGAGAATTACCAGTCCCGCTTTCAAATTGTATAGGCGGCAATTTTGCTAGGCTAGGCTCAAACGACTGTAACTGCTCAAAAGCCCTTTGCTTATCCCTTGCGCCTTCGCTATTCCATATTTTTTTGACAAGCGCCAATGCCACAAAATTAAACCCAGGCTTAGCCATAAGGTTTGCGCGCAACCTCCCAAACTCGCGTCTTGCAAACCTTTTTAAAGTTTCTTCCGCCGATTGCTTTAGCTCCGGCTCCGATATCTCTTTAAGTCGGTTTTCGATAAGCTCTTTGGCTTTGCTTAAATAATTCTCAAACGGAGTAGCATTGAATACTGATTTACTTAACAATGCTTTTAACTCTGCTGTGCAATCCTCTATTATGATAGTCTGCTCACGTAAACTCTCCTTGAGCGCATTAGGTTCTGCCATTAAAAGCCTCCAAGATTATAATCACGAACCATAGGCGGCTCTTCGTTTTCAAGCTTTGTCATCCATTCGGCTACTTCTTTTTCGGTAAGGTCGGGATATCTGCGCTTGATATACTCTTCTTTGGGAATTACTCCTGCCTGGTAGTCCGCAAGCAACTCACTGTTCTGTGTCGGCGTCATTGCCCCGTATTTGTTCCATATGATGTGCGCCTCTCCGCTAAGCCCGTAAAATCGAACTATATCCGCAAGCATTTCGTCAATAGCAACCGTAGCAAGCGCACGCTTGTTATTCACCGATATTGCCGTAGTATCGTTTTCTGACACAACCTGAGTTGCAGTCTTGGGATTGTTATAAGATAAATGATTTGCGAGCGTTGCTGAACTCAATCCCACCTTGCTCGCAAGCAACTCGAGGTCCGCGTCGCGTATAAACTTATGAGCTTCTCCACGCAGGTCAGGCTGAATAAATTCGGGCTGTATCGGCTTACCGTCTATGGCGTTACTGTCAACTACTTTAGCGTAAATATCTTCTCCTAACGCCGCATAACTCGCGGTATCAAAACTTTCTATTACTCTGCTTTCGTGAACTTGCGAAACCATTCCCGTCGAATCCGTAATTATTCGGCGGGGTTGCATTTCTTTGGGAAGCAACACTCTTGACCGTCCCCAATACTGGTCAAGCTGACCGCAGGTGTAATTGAAGTCTATAGAGTACAAAATGTCCAACGCTGTATGCAGCGTGCTATCTGCATAACCGGGTATATCCGATACCGACACCGCCACGCTCTTATTGGGCACGTTATAAAGTCCTATACCGATATTATCGGGAAGCTTGTACCAAACTGCGGGCTGAATGTTTCCGTAGTTGTACTCCCATTGAACTCGCGCTTCATCGGGAACTTTAAAAAGCCCTCTTTCCTTATTCCAATCAGGCGACAACGCTTGCTTTGTCCCTTTGTGCAATTCCACCAGATAATACGAGGACTTGCCGACCGTCATACGAGTTTCCATTGCATAATAACCGTCGTCGTCCGTGGAAAACCGATTATATAACAACGCACAGCTTATTTTTCCGCTACGTCCTATATCGAAAAAGAATCTGTTTGCCGGCAACACGCTCGGATATATATCGCCATTGACCGGCGTCAGTACCAACAGAGCGTTTCCTCCCGCATTGGAATAAAAAAACATCTTATTTAAAAGATGCTCGAAGCGTTCGTTGGTCCATTTCTCCAAAAAGTGCGAGGTATTATCGTCTTTGCAATTTATTCGCCATCCTCCGCTCATACACTCACGCGCAAATATATCGCAAACGGTATATCCCATTCCTGTGGAAAAGAAATCTCCCTTATGCAGTTGCGGGACAAATCCGCGCGCCCAGTCAAGCCATTGCTGTACGTATGTCCTAAAATAATTAAAAAAGCGCGTGGGAACCTGCGAAAAGAACACCGTATCGTTTACTATGTTCTGTAAGTTCTGCCACCTCGCTTTAAAGTAAGGCGCAAATACCCTTCGCGATTCCATATTTACGCAAGCCGTCGTGTAAATCGGCATATTCTGTGTATTCATATAATCCTCCTTTAATTGCTGAACGGCACGTCGTAATAGAGCTTGGTTCCGTATTCGAGGCTGTCTATCGTGTCATCTCTCTGTCCTTTTTTTGGCATTCCCGTTTTTTCATCAAAGACATAGCCCTCAATGTCATCCATAAGCTGTCTTGTGTTTACATAATGCGCGTCAAAGAAAAAGAGTACGCCGTCACTCAGCATACTCCTTACTCTCTTTATATCCCCTGTAATGTTTTTGTGCGTTACTAGTCTGCAATCCTCTCCGTAATCCTGCACAAACTGCAATCGCAGTTGCTGTCCGCCTTCTGCGCTCTCAAATATCCAACGTCGCGGGACATTGCGTAGAATTGGGAATTTAACCGTTACAAGCTCTGTCAGCCATTCATAAAGCTTGCGACTGGTTTCTGTTGGAGATAGCTGTCCTGTTTTTACCGGGTCTATCTCAAGACAATCAAGCACCAACGCTCTTCCGCTTTGCCATATGGCTATAGGCGTTGCGCAGGTGCTGTCAAAAGCCGTTCCCTCGTCAAGTCCTATGTGAAGTTCCCGTATACTATCGCGTTCGTTATAAAACGACATCAAATCCCTAACGTGTTTCTTACGGTCAAACTGCGGATATACCATTCCTTTGAAGTTGACAGGCTCGCCGAGATACCAATAACGATAATACTCGGGGTCATCCTTTTTAAATTTCTCTATCTGCTGTACAGTCTTAATAGGCAACAGCTTTTTTATATCGCTCCAGGTCGCATATATTCTCGTTGCTCCATTCTTAATCTTATCGCCAAAGAACGAATATGCCCAATGATGTCTGTTCATAGGCGGATTGTAAGCATATATCATTTTACCGTGTGGCAACAAAAAACGGTACGCGGTACTTTCCCAAGCCGTTATATGATTGTAATGCTTTACCTGGTCCGCTTCATCGAGTATGCACAACGCCAAAGAATTCCCCTGAGGAGTAAATCCTTTGGTGGCGGTCATATCATCGTCTGTCTTTCCGTTAATTCCGCTGAAATAGCACCTTGCTCCCGTAAGAGTACACACAACCGTAAACGGCGACAGGCTCCAGTTAAAATACTTTTCCAATCCCATAAGCTGAACGGTGTTTATCATAGAACTGAATACCGTTTCTCTTATATCTCCCTTTTCAGCTCTACAGTACCAAATATTATTCCGTCTGCTTTGTAGCATAAGATTTACAGCCAGTATCTCATTGCTTGTAGTCTTTGCCGAACACCGCCCGCTCGGTTCTACTATCTCGGTTACGGAGTTATCAAACAATGGAAGATATTGCTTGGGAACCGTTACGTCAGACATTGGTATCGCCTCCCTCTACGGAACAATCTGCTATATTGATATGAACGTCTACGCCTAAGTCTCTATCGTTCTGCCCAAAGTTAAGCAAATCGCTTTCAACCTCTTTAAGTCTATATAGGGCGGAAGCAAGAGCATTCAACTCTTTTGCCGATATGTCAGGCTTTGCTAAAAGCGCGTTTGCTTTTGCCCTTAGCTTTGAAGATACCTCTAATGTTTCGTCTATACGCTCCTGTGCCGACTGTATACGTTTTTGTTGACCAAGTTCAACTGTTTTCCGAGCAATTTCTTCAGCGTTCTTCCTCTTGGCTTCCATCCACTTATCTTGTGCGGATACTTTCTGCACTTCGCTATATGCCAACTCCTTTGCTTCGGCAAACTCCTTAAGAGTTCGGTAGTCGCCTGTGACAAATTCTGCTTTGTATGTTTCTCTTTCTGCTTTTGTCATCGGACTAACTCCTTTTTTTGATAAATGAAAAGCACACCGATTAGGATGTGCCTATATTGATAAGATGTTAAATCAATCGGATGTCTTGTTTATAAAATCGTCATCAACTTTATATTTCTCATTTTCTTCCAGTTCCAACAATTTTGATGAGAACTCATCGCGGTCACACTTTTCGGCTAACTCCATAACTTTATCAAGTGTTCTATGCCAATCATCGCTTCCAAAAATAAGCACTCCTGCTACAATACAAACATTCGGATGAAAATTCTTCCGTTTTGCAATCTCCGCAAATTTTGCACATTCTTTTTTTTGTTCTTCTGTCATTTGATTACACCTCTCTCGGATAATACATTCAACCAATCATTCATATCGTCATTGCTATTAAATCGATAAACACCTTGCACTTTCGGATTTTCAAAACTTCCATCATCCAAAACTATCTTATCCTCTAAACGCACACATCTTTGTCCATTATTCGTTTTGTAAACAAAATCTCCGTGCTGTTCATCTCCGATAATTCTATAATATTGCGCCCATTCGCTCTTTGATAATGATATATTTTTCTGTTTTGCTTTTTCAGCTTGCTCTACACGTGCTCTTAATGCTTGATAACTTGTATTTTCATTATACTCTATCCCATACTTTTCTGCAAGTTCAAATATACGTTTAGCCTCTCCTGCTCTCGAGTTTCCTCCACCACTATCTGTAAACTTGCCGTCCTTATCTCTTGGATGCTTACTTTCCTCAAATGCATTCATATTTTCCCTCTATATTTTCGTTATAAAAACAAAATCCCCACGTTTCCGCAGGGACTTTGTCATAAGGAGTAACTCTTTCTGTTTAAGTATTGAAAACACACTTTTAACCACTACCATACTAACACGAGATATAGGTACGATGTGGGTACACTTTTAATAATTTGCATATTTTTTTAAGGCTTTCAGCTTTAACTTTCTTATTCCGTCAAAGCTGTACCCCATTTCCCTCGCAACATCAATAATCGCTTTACATTCTACATAATAAGACCAAAGCACCTCTCGGTACAATGCTGTAAGTGCATTTAGTTTCACTTGTATGTAAATTAATTGATGTTCAGAGTCTAACTGCATCTGAGCAATTTCCGAATTAAGGTCCTCCCATTTTATCGCTACGCTTTCCACCTTATTGCGATACTCTCCGCCATCAACTCGTATTCCGTCATATGCTACTGCTTTCAAAGCAGTATATTCTTCCTCATAGTCCTTACGGCGTTTCTTAAAGAACTCTATACGCCTTTGCAACTCACGATATTGTGTTAGTTCATCCACCGCAAAGTTAAGTCGCGCATCTTTATATTTCTTCTCTTTCTGCATTCTTCAACTCCTCCAACCCCTTCCCTGCTTCCTCGCGGGTCTTAAATGCAAAACTGGTTCTGGATTCAAAGTATTCGCTTGCTTCCTTGTGATAACCGCATAGATACACTTCGTCTGAGCGGATTTCAATTGCCTCTACTTTCATTGCGAATATATCCCCTACAAAATACGGGTCATTCAATATCCACATTTCATCGCCGACTTTGCAAGGTGCTTTGAGGAGCGTACCGTTTTCGAGTTCGTCCTCTAACTCTGCAAGACGGTCTATCGGTTCTCCTATATAATATCTTCCCTCGTCATTTGAACAAGTTGCTATGGCGCACTTTGGATTGTTTTTAACACACCATTCACCTTTCGCATTTTTATACGTCAATCTTTCCATATCTCCCTCCTAATTTGCCTCAATCGGTTGGCAGTACATCCAACTTTGAGGAGCGCGTGTTATCCTTTTCCTAAAATGCGTTGCCCACATTGATTTATAACTTAATCTATGGCATTCGCCACAAAAATCATTGTGCCAAACAAATTCACCAGGAGACATATCAACTGGCACGTGCGCACATTGGTTACAATCTGGGTGATTACTGCGAACCCAAAACTCTCCCAGTTCTTTCGGCTCGTCGTAGATAACAAGGTCGGAGATGTGCCAACCGTAGAGGTTCTTGCCGTTACCATAAGCCAACAGTTCATCAGAAGTAAGACAGGTAGATTGAATCTCATTGCTTGTTATCCAATATCCTTCTCCGCAATCACAGAAACTGTCATCGCCGTCATATGTAGGTGTAGGATAGCCTATATGCTCGTCATATACATAGGTCTCAATCTTGTCGCAGATGAATTCACCGATAACTCTACCTTTGCCGTTGTTATATGTAACCACGCTTTCGCCGTTGCTGTCTTTACGCACTAACATATCCGCCGATTTACCTTTCGTTTCGTAGATATAGCACTTAAACGGTGTTTCTATTTGCGGACGAGTTTTGCGTACCTCAATCGTCTTTTCACCGCTTGCTATAAGCTCGCACCATTTCGGCTGAATTGATAACATAACCGCTTTATTCATTCCCCAATCACCTCCGCAAGTAGTTTGTTGATTTCCTTAAACACTACTTTATGCGTTGAACCCCAATAGTTCATCTCAAACACAGTTTTGAGTTTCTCCGCGAACTCTCTCACGGCTTGCTTGGTGTCGCCGTAGCCTGCGTTGACAAGGGCTTTTGCCATTCCGTCAAAGTCTACAAACAATGCATCTTCTACACACTCTGCTTCGTCTAAAATCTTTGCTATTTTCTTAATCTCGTTCATTATTATTCTCCTTTCATAAAGCAAATCCAATGCGTATTGCTTCTCTTGCCAGACCTGTGTCCGCATACTGGTTTTTGGTCTGTCAACTTCAAAATCTCGCTTACAGGAATGTTGGTTTCGTTCCATTTGAATATCAGCACCCCGTTTGGCCGTAATACTCTGAAACACTCGGCAAATCCTTTCCTTAACTCGGTTTTCCAGTCACCCTGCAAAGCCCCGTATTTTATCTGCTGCCAACCTGTTATTTCACTGTCCGTGTTATGTACTAAATGCGGTGGGTCGAAGATTACAATGTTGAATGTGTTGTCCTCAAACGGTAAGTTAGTGAAGTCGGCCACAATATCGGAACTTACTTCGTATTCTCGGCCGTCGCAAAGAGTTGTCTTTATCTTGCGCTTGTCGCAAAACAAAACTCTATCATCGGACTTATCGAAGTAAAACATCTTGCCACCACACGCTACGTCAAGTATCGGTTTCATTGTTCATCCCCCTTGCTCTTCTTAACGTCCTCTATCACAAGTACCTTGCGTTTTACATTGCCAACCTTTTTCGTTTCCCAATGCACTTGGTAGTTGCTGTTTACAAACACAGCAATTAGATTGTTCAGTTCTTCTGTCTTGCCTTTAAGCTCAAATTCGCGTCTTGCCATTTCACTTCCTCCTCTTCCTCTCATCCACCACGTCCACAATAAGACTAATTATCTCTGCAAGCATTAGGACTACCAGCAGTCCTATTGCTATTCCCAAAACTATGTACATTATCGTCATTACTCTCCCTCGACTATTTCAAAATGCTTTTAATTTGCTCTACTTGCTTATCCGTCAAAAACCATTGTTGCTTTTCATACGCGGATACTTCCTTAGGACACATCCTCGCGCCGCACTTAACTACTACTCCCAGTCTGTCTTTAACCGTGCATTGCTTGCATTCCGGCGCCATATCCCCGAAATAAAAATTGTATTGCCTTAATCTCGCTCGTAGTACGTCTTTGTACTTTGATATTTCAGCATTAACCTCAGATATAGTCGGGGCAAATTTGCTTGTTTGTAAAATCTTTTTTACAGCAACTTTTACTACCTCGTATACTTCACTTTCAAACATCATCTCCCACGCGTCACGGGTTGCTTCCGCTCCTGCCCGTTCATAAGCTCGAGGATATATCGCGTATATAATCGCAAGTATTTTGCTTGTTTCTACCCTTGTCATAAGATATCCATTACTCCCTCATTGTCTTCCTTGTTCTCTTTGTTTAATAAGTCTAAGAATGGATTGCCGGTTAAAGTCTTTTGATTTTCTCTCTCCGTTGCTTTTGCCTCTTGTTCCGCAAGCCGTGCTTCGCGTTGCTTTAATTCTTTTTCTCGTAATTGCTCCTCTTTAATCGCCTTAAATACCCAGTTGCATATTGCAAGATAATCGCTCTTTGCTTTATATCCTTTTCTTTCACGATAATCGCTTAAATACTCAATAGCCTCCTTTCCGTTTTCGCGTTCAAGTATCAGCTTGTCGTATTCTCTTTCGGTTAGAAGCACATTCTTAAACTGTCCGTATTTATGCTTTTTCTCGCGTACGGGCGTACACGCGCTATTACACCCACTATTATCAATATCTTTATCAGAAGTAATATAAGAAGTATTATTAGATGGAGGTGTAATTTTTTCACCTTCGCGGTGTAATTTCTTCACCTCGTCGGTGTAATTTTTACACCTTGATGGTGTAATTTCTTCACCTTGTGCAGGTATAGTTTTTACACCGTATTCAAACTTTCCATATACACTTCTTCCTTTAGTTACCAAGCCCTTCTCAGATAGATTTTGAAGAATAGTTATTGCGGTCTTTTTGCTAATACCTGCCCAATCTTGGACAAATTGGAGCTTACCTCTGAACGCGCTTTCCCCGTCCTGCGAAAAGCCGTATATTAACGCGAATACTAACAATTCGTTCCCCTTAAGCCCAAGCTCGTTACGCATCCATCCGTGTATTACTATGTGATTTTCATTTCTTATTTCCGCCATAACTTTCTCCTTTTTAACCGTTTAGATTATCGGTTTCTCCTATGAAATCATAGAATTTCAATAAAGCTTTTTCTTGAATTTTATTTGACTTATTTGCTTTTATAACAGCTTTAAGATGCAAGTCGAACAAATGCTTAACATCACGCCTGGCATTCTCATAGCCTTGCTTAAGCCCATCGTGATAGCCCTTTGCCGGACGATTGTCCGCTATACCGTGTTTGCCCTCACCTTGTCCACCTGCCGTCTTATTACGCATCTGATAACCTGCAAGAGCGTAATCGTATATGTAATATTGCTCCGTCTTATCCAAATCCTCTTGAGCACAGTACACAAACTCAATCTTCCATCCGGTTGGATTTTGTTCATTGTACAATCCGTGCTTTTTGATAGATAGGTCAATGTGCTGATAACCGCTTAAATGCTGTGCAAGGCGCGTAAGCAAGTGCTTTGCCTGTCCTACATATCCAAACTTGAAACCGCCCTCTTCGCGTGTCAGAATGTAAATCCCGCTATCCTCCGTTATTCTTCGATTGACTGACAGAATACGCTGTTTATTCTTCGCTTCTATTGCTTTAATCTGCTGATATGTCATTCTTCACCCCACAAACTCTTAAGCTCTGCCAGTTCGTCCGGCGTTCGTGTTTCTATGCCGTTGTCCTTACAGTCTGCTATAAGCAGGTCTATAAGCCTTCCCATTTGCTCTCTGTCATACACAGATGAACCGTAATAGCATTTCACGTTGTGATATCCCGGAGTTCGTTTGCACTCGCCCATATCTTCGCAAATCCAACCTTGTCCTTTAGTAGCCCAAATATCACACCAATGCTTTATTGCTTCGTTCTTAATCGGTATGCACTCAAACGCTCCGATGTCCTTTATATACTCCCTGTAAATGTCTAAGCTCGTGAGAGGGCGTGTGCCGCGTATTGACAACACCTTTGCCAACTTGTCCGCCATTGTCCAGAAATAAGCGTTAGCGTTCAACGTGCGCTTCTCACGGTGTTTCTTAATCTCTACGTCAACCTCTATATCGCCGAGCTTTACAAGCTCATCTGCGAGCTTAGGTATTAACGCTGTTGCCGCTCCCGTATGTTTCATTACTCACCTCAATCCCACGGCAATCCGTCTTCATCGGGTAACGATTGCATATCTTCACGCTCCATATCCACTTTTACGAGATGTGCCGCCATACTGCTTTTAGCTCCGCCGTGTTCGATTATGTATTCAAGCTGGTCCGTTGTTAGAGAACCAAACGGTTTTCCGCTTTTCGTTTTAAATCCATATGCTTCCTCAAGCGTCATTTCGTTTGAAGAATTACTATCGTTCTGCTTTGCTATTGCTCTTGCGACTTCATCCGCACTTGCTATACTCTCATCAATTCCTATACCGAAATTACCGAGCGCACGTCCCCAGGCAGAGGTCTCACAATTCTCTACAAAACTTGTTCTGTTTATCATAGACGATTTATCCTCTCTTTCCTCTCTCGCCGTTCCCATTGCTATAACACGACCTGCTTCGTCTAATATTTTCGCCTGTATTGTGCAACTGTCTGCTGTAAGTTCAACTATTTCTGTAAGAAGACCGTATCCTTTATGCTCCGCTCTAAATGCCTTTAACCTTTCGTTTACCATTACATAAGACTTCCCTTTGATATCTACCGTTTTCATACTCCCTCCTTAATTACTTTTCAAACGCTCGTCCCAAGCGCTCGTTACCTCTCCCACTCCGCAAGGAATGAGAAGTTCATCTAAATGCAGGCACTCTTTCTTCTTAGGTTTAAATATTTCATCTAAGCATCTGTAAAGAGCATCTACCCCAACTATGTCTTCCCGATATCCGTCTATAATGACATCAAAGATATCATCGGACTGTATACAGCTACGTATAATTTCAACCTTATTAACACGTTCCATATCACACCTCAATAACTTTATAGCCGTTAAGTTCAACAAACCTTTCGTCATCACCTGCACTTACCGGCAATCCAAGTTTGTCTATACTCTCAAATGTCTGTACAAAAAATTTACCCTCTGCAATACTCCATCTTGCCCCGAGACCGCAAAGTTCCACTCCTGTTACCTGCTTACACTCTTCCTGCAAACGCTTAGCTTCCATTCCAAGAGCGATTAACTTGTTTAAGTAATAAATAGCTTGATTATTCCTTTCCATCTCTCTGCTCCTCCCGTATTGCGTTTATTACGCGTGCAGTATCCCCGTGCTTTGCTATCAGAGCAAGCAATACATCTGCTACATTGTCTATTGACTTGCCTATACTCATTGCTGTACTCCCTGATAGTCCTTAAATCTGAACGGAGGTATTTCCTTTGTTCTGATTTTCTTTGAAGCGACCACGCGTTCTTTCCTTTCTTCTTTCACAACCTCATTTGTCTTAGGCTCAAAATAATCAAGATAGACAGCAGTCGATACCTTGCCTCTTAAGTCAAGTCCGCACGTAGTTTTACGCTTGATATTGCGAATGAGTTTAGCCGCATTAAAATACTGCATATCATTCAACTCCATAACGTCTTGAACTCCAAGTATGTCCTTGCTTAGAATTTCTTCACGTCTTGATAACGTCATATTTCCCTCCTACTTCTCAAAGCAGTTCAGCAACTGCTCTACAGATACGTTAAGTGCTTTGGCAACTTTGCTCCATATCTTGCGCTGAGGTGCTGTTGCACCACTACACCACGCACTAACAGTCTGCTGTGTTACTTTAAGTTTCTTAGCCAACTGCTCTTGTGTCATTCCTCTCTTTTTAAGCAATTCTTTAAAAGTCATTTTTCTTCTCCCGATAACTTTTTGATTTCTATTTCATAGCCAAGCGCGTTAAAAATTTTTTCTGCGTTTTCTATTGATGGCATTGAATCACTGTTATAAATCCAGTTCATAATTGTTCGTTCTTTAACTCCGCTTATGAGAGCAATTTTGCCAATTGTTAAACCCGATTTTTTAATCGTCTCTATCAATTTAATTTTCGTTTTACAATTAATGTTTTTCATACTTGACAATACCCTATAAATAAGTTATGTTATTTAATAATTTATATAAGGAGGTGAGAACCAATGGTAAGACAACCAGTTATATCAACAAATGTGTACTCTGTCGGATATGATAATGGCGTTTTAGAAGTGCAATTTCTTAATGGTGCAATCTATCAGTATTTCAACGTCCCCTTTGAAATCTATCGCCATCTCGTATCTTTCACACACCCTGGCACTTATTTAGCCCGAGCGGTTAAAGGTCGCTACCGCTATCAACGCATTGCGTAGTTGAAGCATTATAACCCGAGAGAAAATAAGGAGTGATTTTGTTATGCTGTGTCTTAACAACTGACAGTCTGTCGTTATCGGCAGGCTGTTTTTTTGGTATAAATACCTCGTCCGATACAACCTTCACTCCATAGCAATCAACCACAATGCTTTGGTGAATATTGCAATTCGCTTGATAGAATTCCAACAACTTTTCACTCGCCTCTTCTAATTGCTTAATGTCAATCATTGTGTGCCTCCGATTTATTTACCAATATTATTTGTATATACCAAATATACCATTATTATTTGTATATGTCAACGATTTTACTATTATTATTTGTAAATTTTTTGTTAAAAATATTTAAATTTACAAATTTATATTGTACAATTATAAATAGTAAAGGAGCCCCTATGAAAATTTTACGTGAGTTAAGAAAGCAAAAGTCAAAAACACAAGCTCAAATGGGTGCAATGTTAGGAATTTCACAACAAGCCTATGCAACGTATGAAAACGGTGTTGCAAATCCGCCAGTCGATATACTTAATAAAATGGCAGAATATTTCGGCGTGTCCGTAGACTATTTGCTCGGACGAGACACTATCCCAGCCTATCGTAACACCTATCCCCTAGAACCTTATATCAAACTCCCCGTTTTCGGAGAAATACGAGCCGGCACGCCTATCAATATGGAACAAGGCGAAACAGGTGAATGGGAGTATGCTGACGCAAGCTACGGCGACGGACAACACTTTATGCTGCGCGTAAACGGAAACAGTATGTCCCCCACTATTCCAGATGGTTCAATGGCTATAATCAGAGTCCAAAATTACGCAGAGCCCAAACAAGTGGTAGCTTTTGCTATGGACGGCGATTATGCAACATTAAAACGTTATTATCCTCAATCTGACGGCTCCATATTATTGCGCGGGGATAATCCTGAAGCAGATAGCTATCTAATAACAAAAGACCAAATACAGAACGGTGACGCTCATATATTGGGAATAGTACGTTCATATAAAGTAAACTTATAATAAGGAGAAATACAAATGGCAAAATGTCTAAAATGCGGAAATGAATTAGTATATATAGAAGATGATAATGTAAATTATTGCCCTAAATGCAGAACGATTTATAAAATTGCAACAATACCAGAAGATTTTTCGGAAGACGAGCTTTCCAAAGCTCTAACACATACTACTGTGGTATACGAAGATACAAAACATTCGCAATACGATAAAATGTCTGTTGTCCCCACAATAGGTGGAATAATATCTCTTTTTATCTTAGTAATATGTATAACCTGTCAATATACGTCTAAAACACCTATAGGTATTATGGTTTCCGCAATTTTTGCTGCCATTGCATCCATAGTTTCCTATTTTTGTTTTGCATATGCCATTATATATAAATGCGTTGATAAGTACCATATGCAAACAATAGCACCAATGCAGAATGAAATCTCCGAGTTAAAAAAAGAAATTGAAAATTTAAAAAAAGCGATTAAATAAGTTATAGCAAACTAACTTACACCAGGAGGATTTGCCGACATAATAACTTGCAAGAAATTGAGTTATAGGAATAAAATTGTGTTGACAACGCATAATAATAAATGATATCATTCAGTTGCTAAGAGGTATATCTATCTTAGCGTTTATGATATGTACTATGCACTATAGGTAGCATAGCCAAAAATTGTAAGAGTCAACACATTAGTGTTGGCTCTTTACATTATGGCAAAACCATTCAAAACTTATGATGAACAAATTGAAATTCTAAAATCTCGCGGGCTATCATTTGATGACGAAAATGCCGCTAAAAGATTTTTAGAAATTGATAACTATTACAGTGTTATAAACGGATACAAAGAACCGTTTATAATTTCGGGTAGCGAAAATTACATAACAGACGCTAAGTTTGAATACATCCAATGTGTTTATCAATTTGACAAAGGCTTACGACATAGCATTCTATCTACCCTACTGGATATAGAAACAATGCTAAAATCAATCATTGCTTATGAATTTGCCAATTCCTATGGCGAGTGCAGTTATTTTGATTTAAATGTTTATAATACATTTCATCTTAATGATACTCGGCGAGCTAAAGATTTAATAGAAATTATACAAACACAAATTGATACCTGTCAGAATAATCCGGACATTTCAAATGATAATATTCGTCATTATTTAAATCAGCACGGTAGCATTCCTATATGGGTGCTATGCTCACATTTAAAACTCGGTGATTTAAGTAAATTCTATTCCTGTCAACAACCTAAACTTAAATTAGCTATCTGTAAGCATATACAATCATTATATGGCAAATATTTTACTCCAAATGACTTATATGTATTTTTGCGCATCCTCACTAACATTCGAAACCTTTGCGCACATAATTTAAGGATTTATAATTACAAAACCGTTTACGAAATCAGTCAAAAGAATGATTTTGTTAAATTATTAAAGTCTAACTACGGAAATGATTTAAAAATTAACAATATTCTTTCAGTCGTTATAATATTTTCTCACCTATCCAACTATACTTCATTCCGAAAATTTGTAATGGGTTTTATTGACGAATTGGAAGCAGTTCTAAAATTACCGCAGAAGTTTGCAGTATCGCTTACACAACATCAAAATTATAGTTTCTATACATTTGTAGATATGTTAGCAAATTTAGCAGACAGAAAATTAAGTTAATTATGGCACAAAGTTACGCATTTTCATATCGCGAAAGAGAGACCAAAAAACGCGGCGTTGTTTACGACGTCATATTTCGTATTATAGATGAAAACGGTTGCGAGGTTCAGAAGTCCTTATGCGGATATCAGACAAAAGCATTAGCAAAACAGGCATACACTGAGTTTATGTCCACATACATCGCTCCGCCAAAAAAATATACCGGAAAACAGCAGCTTACGTTTGACTTCGCTCTTGAAAACTATTACGGAGCATTAAAAGCCACTGTTAAAGAAAGCTCTCTGTATACGGTAATGAACAGCTTTAAGCTGCATATAACTCCCTATTTTACAGGCAAAGATATGACTGCAATCAAAACTGAGGACGTATACGCCTGGCAGGACGCGCTTTGGAGTAAGACTAAACAAAACGGCCAGCCATACTCTCAAACGCAGCTACGCAAGATTAGAAGCGAATTTTGTGCATTCGTACATTGGTGCATAAAGCGATACAATATAAAAGACTTTATTTCAAATGCAGAAGCTCCGAAACGTCGCTATCAGAAGCGCGAGTATACGATATGGACAAAGGAACAATTTATGCAATTCTATTCCGTTATAGACAACGAGCGCTACAAGGCAATTTTTTACACCTTGTTTTTTAGCGGAATGCGCTGCGGCGAGCTACAGGCACTTACGCCGTCAGATTACAACGGTAAAGATATTACCATTAAAGCAACTTACAATCGCTATACCTTAGACGGCACTCCCTACAAAATAACTCCGACAAAAAACTATAAACCGCACAAAGTCCCCCTACCCGCTCACGCTCGAGCAGTCATTGATAATTGGCTGGAGTATAAAAATAAAGCGGGTATTGCCAACAACTATCTTTTCGGCGCAGAACATCCTATAAGCAAAAATCCTATTCAATATGCTTTGGACAAATATACCAAGTTAGCAGGCTTGCCCAAAATCAGAATTCACGATTTCAGACATTCTTACGTATCTATGCTGTTGTCAAACGGTACGAATTTTGCCGTAATAGCTAAACTTATAGGCGATACAATAGAACAGGTAGTCAAAACATATTCGCATTTGATACACGATGATTTGGTCAAAGCTATTGAAAACTTATAATTTATATCACAAAATATATCACAAAATTGCGTAAATTAAGTAAAAAAATAGTTAAATTAAGTAAAAAACTAAAAATAAAAACCGCCAAAACCCTACTAAACAGTGGAATTTTGACGGCTTTTAATTTAGCTGGTGCGGTTGACGGGA